GGAGCTAAAATGAATATTGGTATTATAGGTAGAGGCTTTGTGGGCAACGCTGTCTACGAAAATTTGAAAGATGATTTTACAGTTACCTGTTACGACAAAGATAAGTCTAAAACAGATTGTAACGATGTAAGAGAGTTGTGTCATTCCACAGATATAATTTTTGTTTGTTTGCCAACACCAATGAGACCTGACGGAAGTTGTGATTTATCAATAATTTTTGGAGCTATGGCACAGGTTGCACACTGGTACGATAACAACATAGTAGTGATAAAGTCTACGATACCGCCCGGCACATGTGAAAGAATACTTAGATTACATCCAGAACTCAAGCTAGTGTTTAGTCCAGAGTTTCTGACCGAAAGAAATTCAATCGAAGATTTTAAAACCTGTAGTCGTGTAATATTCGGCGGCAACCAGCCTGATACTCAGGCTTGTGTTGATTTATTTAAAATCATATACCCTGACAAGACATATAGACAAACTGATCACAGAACGGCCGAAGTTGTAAAATATTATATAAATACATTTTTGGCTTGTAAGATCTCGTTTGCAAATGAAGTTAAGCAAATATGTGATTCTATTGAGGTAGAATACAATGATGTAAAAGAGTTGGCACTACTAGATGAGAGGATTGGAAAGACTCATTTAAATGTACCGGGTCATGATGGAAACTGCGGCTTTGGTGGAACTTGTTTCCCAAAAGATTTAAATTCTTTTATTCACTTTGCAGAGCTAAACAAAATAGACCCAATTGTGTTAAAGTCAGTTTGGTCTAAAAACCTAGAAGTTAGAATTAATAAAGACTGGGAGAGTATGCCCGGTCGAGCAGTTTCAAAAGGAGAAAGCAATGAACAATAATTTAAAACTATCAAACCAAGCACTTGGTGCCGTTATGATGGCTCTTCAAGAGTCACTACTAAACCAATTAGATATTGTGCCAATACTAAAAGGCTTTGAACTACAACAAACAGATGATGGACTTATCGTTACGAATCCCCCAACTGTTCGTCTCTCAAACGATGAGCCGATTACAGAGCAAGATTTAAAAAACATGGCAGACTAGAATGCCCCGTTACCGTTATGAATGCGAGGGCTGTGAAGAACAATTTATAGCCTTCCATTCCATGTCAGATGTTAAGGAGACATGTGATATTTGTGGCCACAGCGGTGTAAAAAAAATGTTGGGTAAGCCAGTAATCATTAGAAAAAATACAAACGTTTCTAGCACTACTGGAGACCTGACAAATGAATACATTGAGGCCAACAAGGAACTCCTTAAAGATATGAAAGAGGAAGCTAAGAATGAACTTTATGAGTAAAGTAGAATTAATACTCACACTAGTGACGTTGGTGTCGATTGGCATGAACGTATTGATGTTCGTTTATTCTCGGAATGTCACAGCAAAGCTGTTGAGAATTGCAGATGAGATAGGTGATTTGCGCGATGCAGCAACAAACTTTGCTACGCATGTCCGAGAGGTTTACGAATTAGAAATGTTCTATGGTGACCAGACTCTCAAATCCCTTATGGACCATGCTGGTGCATTCCGTGACTACATGGACGGATTTGATTACATATACATCACAGATGAAATAGAACAGGACGAACAGGAACCTAATGAACAGAACACGCAAACCGAAGAAGTCTAATCATTACTTTACGAAAGTACATGAAGACGCAATAATTGAATATTGCAACACCAACTGTCAAAGAAGAAAGACCGAAATATATGTCACTCTTCTCCAACCCGCTTTCAGTGAGATGGTTGATAAGATAGTTTTCACTTATAAGTTTACAACCCTCCCCAACATAGGCTTGTTAAGGGAAGAGTGTAAAGTCTGGCTGATGACAATATTAGATAAGTTCCAACCAGACAAGGGCCATAAGGCTTTTTCTTATTTTTCAGTCATTACTAAGAACTGGTTTATACACAAAGTCAAAAAGCAACAACGCAAGAATCAAAGAGAAGTTGATTTTGACGCTGCCCCAAGAAAGTATGAAGAAGAGTATTTATCGACAGACGACTCTTGGATTAAAGACAAATTACAAGAGGAGTTTTGGAACTCATTCTACAAAGACATGAAAAATTGGGACTTTGAAGATATGAGAGAAAACGATCAGAGGGTATATAAAGCGATCGTTGTTCTGTTTGAGAGCAAGGACGACATAGAAATTTTTAACAAAAAAGCTATTTACCTTTACCTGCGAGAGATAACGGGCTTGAACACCAAGCAAGTAGTTAACTCGTTAAACAAATTCAGACAGTTATACTACGAATTTAAAAGAGATTGGGAGAACGGGCAGATATGAGTCAAGAGTTTGACGATTTAATGAGCGAAGCAATTGAGAACATTCGTACCGACAGAGAGTTGGCACGAGAATTCTTAAATGAGTTAGCCAATCAAATCGCTCAAAATGCAGAGAACAATCGCGCACTTTCTCCCGTGGCCGCCAAACACATCGAAACCATGCAACGCTCAAATGAGCAGCTAGTAAAGGTATTGAATCTCAAGCAGAAAGAAAGCTCTAAAGAGGTGGGTCTGTCAGAAGATGACAAGGCAAGCCTTTTTGATATGATTCAGGGAGAAAGCTAATGTCATTGAAAGACATTATAGATTTTTCTACCTTTTCTGATGCATTGGCTGCGACTGAGCTATTTTCAAACTCCATACGAAAAGGCTTTGAATATGATTCATATGGTGGCAAGACTAAGTTTAAAGCAATTGTCTTGACAGTTCCAATACCTGTTTCCCCAGAGGACATAAAATATTTTTTGGGAGATACTAAGGTCGAAGGAGGAATACAGCCAGACAAAGTCTCTAAATTTACATATCGTGCCAGAATAGTTGGAGAAAACTCACCACACAGTTTCTTGCCAAATCCGTGTAGCACAGAGTACGCCTCTGATGCACTATCAGCATTAGAGATTACTTCAATGCACACTTTGTTTGTTTCCAATTCTGATGGCGAAGCTGGCGATTCTTTCCCAAGAATTGGTTCTACTGTTGAGGTTGAACTAACAAAGAACGCCTACAGTTACAATATTCAGTATGGTCGCCATGTCAGCGTGGTTACAAACCCCGATACGCCAACTTCAGGTTCAGCAGATTGTGATTCAATAAAAGAAGCCATGGACGCGGCCGGCGGTGCTTTCTCTCTTGGAAGTTTGAGCGAACCGCAAGTTAGAACTTATCGTGGTGTGGCAGGGGAGCAAGACTTATCTAATGGCCAGTTACCAGCGTCTGTACTAAAAAAATCAAAGCATACTGGCAGATTTCTTGTCGATGTTGTGGATGATTTTGATAGACTTGTGGATGCTTTTATAGCCCGCTTTGGCAAAAAAATAATTTTAACAGACCATTACAGAACCTACGAGGTTCAAGTAAGCCTCAAAAGAAAAAAACCTAAACTTGCAGCACGCCCCGGAACGTCTAACCATGGATGGGGCCTCGCCTTTGATTTTAATCACATAGACTCTGAATATGGTATATCCGGCGGGAAGCAGGGCTTTGAAAGCACTGTCTACAAATGGCTTAAAGCTAATGCCCCAACTTACAATTTTCATAATCCATCATGGGCTGTTGAGGGCGGTAGTAACCCTGAGCCTTGGCACTTTGAATCAACTAAAAAGTCAAGCATCTATAGCGAACCAAAAAAGAATGCCGTCATCGCAAAGGGAGCGAAAGATGGAGAAGCTGACCCAACAGACACAACTAGGACATAGAATATGGCACGCAAATTATCACGAGAAGGCTCTGAAACACAAAAAAGAATAAAAAACAAAAAGCCTGTTAATACCACTCCTTCTGACAGTGGCATTATGCACATGGATCACTGGATCGATGATAAGTTTCTTAATTACAAGAAGGCACAAAATGAAAAAGTTATTTCAAAGAATGGGGCATATGTAGTTTTAGGAACCGACAGGCCAAATTCTGAAGCCTCTGGATATGGTGCGAGGGGTAGTGACCGCGCAGCAACCATTGATTTGGTTGTGGGGCGTCTGTCTTCTGCAAGGGGAGGCAAAGGTGTTAAATACGGAACACATGTTGATTCAAACTTTGCCGCCGATGCTGCTCGTATTTATATAAGCCAACAAACCGATGTTGATACCAACTTTGGCATAGTAGAGGGCTCAGTGGGGAACTCGAAAGCACGCAGTGCAATTGGTATCAAAGCTGATGGCGTTCGTATTTTTGGTAGAGAAGGTATTAAGATTGTCACCGGTAAAGGCAACAACTGGAGGGGCTTTGGCCTCAAGGGTGAAACTAACTCTCTTGGTGGAAAAATATCTCAACCTGCTCCCGGTATAGATTTGATAGCCGGAAATAACACAGAGCCACGTAAAGTCTTTGGTGGATTTTTAAAACCACGAGAGATAATAGATACGTTACAGCCAGTGTCTATGGGCCATAATACAAGGGATGCCTTTAAAGAACTAAGTGATGTTTTAGATGACGTGTTCGGGGCAATAATTAATTTTGCGCTTGTTCAGAGTGCAATAAACAATGTTACAGCAGCAGCATTTGCCTCCAGTGGCATTTTTGCGCCTCATGGTGCAGCGGGAGGTGCGATTGGTACAGTAAATTCAATTCTTATGCCAAGCAGGGTTCTTAGCCCGATGTATCATGCGAGAGTAAACAAGACTTTTAATTTTGAGTTCAACTACCTATACCCGTTTAGTTACAAATATATTTGCAGTAGAAGTGTCAAGACAACCTAAATATTAAAGAGTTTATAATGGCAGAATCAAAATTCCTAAAATATCAAGACTATGATAGAGACAATCTTATAGATGTCTGTGAAATTGATCTGGGACCACCAGAACAAAAGGTTTGCAAGGATTGCGTTCCCAACCCGAAAGCCCTTGTTCCTAACTGGAAAACTTCGGAGTCTCTGCGGCCGTTCTTAAATGAGAAGTTGTGCTTTTATCAGATACCGATGACTACGCCAGAAACAACAACTGGTGCCGACTCCAACTCCACTGAAGAAGAGGCAGAGGCGGCGTTGCAGGAGCTTTACGCAAAGTACGCTGACGAAGCAATATCATCCTTTTTGGACTTTTATGATAAGGCAGATAACACATCAAACAAACAAATAATGGTTGATAATATAGAGTATCGAGATTATTTTCTTGAAGTGGCGCCAAGCTCAAGACTACAGCTTCTGTATTCTTTCCCTTTTGAAATACTGTCTCTACTTGAAGAGATAGAAGACGATGAAGAAGAAGAGGAAGAGGCAGAAGAAGACATAACAGTTGAATATATTGCTACAGAAATGCAGACAAATATGATTCGGATTAGAAAGGGTCTTAACCTATATTCTCGATATGAAAAAGTTTACAGGTTCACTGACGGAGGAAGTCTTAGATTTATTGATACTGGCGGATTATTCAATTTAGATAACTACGGCGACCTCGGCATACTTCGCGGCAAGAAAAGATCAATCACATCTAAACTAGTACCAGACCTAGAAGAGTTTCTAAATGATAAGGGTTTCAATATTCCCGGTGTCGGAGGATTTGGTGGCCTTTTTGAAGACGAAGTTTTGAAACTACAATTCACTTTTACGCCGGAATACAGACTAAAAAAATTAAAAGTCTATACACAAACATGCGGTGAAAAGCCAAAAGTATTTAATAGTAGTAGGCTGAAAAGTCTAAACAAAAAAGAAAGCTGGAGAGACAGAACCGCTGTTGCATACTTTGCCCAAATGAGGCAAATGGAAAGAGACCTTACAGCGAGAACCCCACAGCCATGGCTTGAGTTTGTCAAACAATACACCTACCCACAGGTAGATGCCGTAATCAATGCAGGGTATACTAATACAGATCCAGATTCCCCCAGTGCGCTTACTTGTATTGCGGACAACCTTGCTGCTGAAGGAAAACAACTTGGGCAAGATATCTTAGATGATGCTTTTGGTCTCGGCGACGCGATTGCTTCACAATTTCATAAAATGCTCTGCAACAGAGACTACAAGGAGATGATAGAACAAAAAATAAAATTTGGTCAGATTCCTTCTGGTGCCCTCGCCGTGGCCGCGCAAGGTAGAGATGTAGCACTAATAGACGCAGATAAGTTTGTGCCTAATGGCAAAGACGATGAAGCCTCCAAGAATATTGGCGCATTCGCTATTGAACAGGCGTTTAAAGAATTGGATGAGACAGACCAAGTATTTTCTAATTTTTGCGCTTTGATACTGTCTGGCTTCTCTGCCAGTGGGGACACCACGAGACAGCTTGATATCCTTTACGCAGATGGTTTTGACAAAATTAGAATTTGTGGACTTTTTGATCTAATGCTCGATGCAATACAGTGTTTGTTCAAGGGGCTCACTCTTGAAGAAGCCCTATCAAGTATGCTTAGATCTGCACTGACCTCAATGTCGTTGGAAAACTTTGGTGATCTGTTTGTTGGCCTGCCTCCCGATAAGCAGCAAGAGCTTGATGCACTTGTACAAAAAAAGCTAAACGAAGGCAATATATTTCCAGCGGGGTCATCGGCTCAGCGAATATCCGATGAGGCAGCCAAGGGCGAGAATGCAAGAATAGATATCGAAAATGATACCAGTATTAGTTTCTTGCCCAAATTTAAGAAGCCTTGGGAAAACCCAGACCTTATTAACGAGCAAAACGAAAAGCTTATGCGCGAGGGTCCGTATGAAAGTATATCACCATCCGGCATCCCACCAGCAAAAACTAGAAAGTCAGATGTTGGTGATGCAACTGTAAAGGCTCAGCTACAGAATGTTGGCTCAGAGCTAAACCCAAACTCAATTATGCAGGCGTACATCGCCGCGCTACTAGAAGTTTATAGTGATAATTTACTAGAGCTACTGGATCTTCTTAACAGGTTCCCCGGTGCTGAGATTATCGCAAAGGTTATTGCACTTATTGATTGCCCTATGCCTCCTATTTTTGACCCGAGCATGACAAATTTCTTAAAAGATATTGAATTACCTTTCTGTAGAAATACTGCACATATAGGTTTACCAAGGCTTGAAAATCCATTCGCATATCTTCCAAAAATCAAAGATATTTTTAGACTGCTGTTTATGATTCTAAGGATTGAGGTCCAGAAGCTTGTCGTAAGAATCATTATTAAATTAATTGTTAAGGTTTGTGAACTTATAGGCAATGCAATTTGTAAGGCACTTGAGGCTGTTGGTGATTTGGCGGCTGCGCTTCCTGCAATTGCTACTGGAAGATCAACCTTTAAGGAAGTAATTAGAGAAACTATCTGTGGCCCTGAAGCAGATGATGAAAAGATTGATGATACGATAGTTGACATGTTTCAGAAAATGGGAGCCGGAGGTGCTGCCTTCGCTGACCGTGCTGCTGTTATGTCTTTTGCAGAGGATCTATCTGCCTCAACCACACAACTAGAATTATCAAACGCAATAGTGGGCGATCCTTCCGAGACGTTCCTATCTGTTGTTCAGAGCCTCATAGAATTTGAATACCCACAGTTCGGTGAGGCGTTCAACAACAGGGAAAACATATCTTCATTCTTTAGCAATATCGGCAATCTTATGCCCGCTGACGCCAAACAAGTTATCAAAGACTTTGTTCGTGGCCTTGACGAAGATGACGGACTCCCCGCAAACCCAACTCTTTGTGCAACGCCGCAACAAATTGAAGACTTCTGTTCTTTGCGTGCTGGTCTTCTAGAAGGAAGAGCATCGCCAGACCAAATTGCCAATCTTTGTGAAAGCACACGTAACACGTTCAAAGATGATCTAGAGGATATATCAACAATTCTGAACGATGGTGTATCGTCATACCTAGAAAACAATTTGCCCCCTATAGTATCAGATCCCGGCTGTAACAACGGTCTTGTGCCTTTTGAGCCTGACGAGATAATCAAGGCAACCACAAACGCTCTTGATGGCAACATGGAAGCCTTGAAGATTGCATATACATACGACATGATAGGCAATGGCCCCGGAGAAAGAAATTGGGGCTTCATGAACATGGTGCTCTCAGACACATCAGGTAACCCATATACAGCACACCTTCGTAAGTCCGGCAACAGCGGTGGCTTCTTGTTTAAAAGAAAGTATGTTGACTTCTATGTTCAAACGGAAGAAGAACCAGACGCTAATGATGACACCAACTTTGCGGCAGTAAAGAGACAACAGGGTGCTTTCCCCAACTACGTTGCTGATTGGTTAATAACCACTGATACGAAGACTGGCGAGATGGAAAGGCAATTCAAAGAGGCAAACTTTAAATCTTCAAATGCCCCAGTAGATAACAAAGTGTTTAAAAGAACTTTTGAAAATTTGGGTTTTGATGGTTTCTTCGGTAGTGTCAATCTGTTAACTCTGCCAGATTTTGGATATAATGTAGATATGAGTGTTGACTTTGATGATGAAAGCATAAAGTTTAACAGACGTGCCCGAAAGAAAACCGCAGATATATCACTTAAGTTCCGAGACAACGCAAAGGGTACCGCCGATGAAGGTGGGTTCTCATACGGCTTCAACCTCAAAATGTACCTCTCAGATATTGAAAAGAGTGACGGCAACTTTGTAAACCCACTAACCGATAATGCAAGAGTGGTGATTACCAACGTTGTCAACACGGGCGCCAAAGTTGATGCCGCTGACGGCGCTTACGAAAACGAGGCGGAAGATAAGAAAAAGAACTCCAAGAGTGATATATTAAAATATCGTGCTTACGAGTTTGTTTCTGCTGATGGTGGCCTTGATGGCGTTGACTTACTGGCTTATCCAAGATTCTCTGAAACAGCAAGCAATGCCAAAAAGTTTATTCCGCAGGTTTACATGTTGCAAGACATTATTGAAAAAGCAGGCAGTACACCACCAAACGCCAAACTGGTAAAGGACAAGCATGATCAAATAATGACAGCAATATTTGAGAAGTTTGCAGAGGAAGTGTATACAAACTTAGATGCGTTTAAGTATGGAGCAGCGTTCGATGACTTGTCATATGATGATATATCCTATGGTGTTGTTAACGACTCTGGCGTATTTGTTGAATATTCGAGATACGCTGACATTAACGACCTTTCAAATGAAGATGCTGTTCTTGGGGTTAGCAGGGATCAGTATTTAAATGATGAAGCCGGCACACCTGAAAAGACAAGAGTGTTCTATCTAGACCCTGCTAAGCATGGCGGCAACTACTTCAATCCTCCGATTTACATAAAGCCAGAAAAGAATTCCGGTTGGCTTGGTTTTGTCGATGTAATGTTCCCAGAAATGAGTCCGTGTAAGCCCTACAGGTCAGACGCTATCAACTTTGGTTCTATTCAGGAAAGAATTAACAGCACATATTCTAGAATACCTGAAGATGATAGACTGAGATCAGATCCTGACTGTATTAGAGAAGAGCCATATAACAGAATTCTTGAACGTCCAGCCAAGGCGGGAATTGAAGGTCTGATTAGTGCGGCCATAAGAATATATGCTAGTGTTCACTTACTCAAGGCTTCTGCTACTTTTTCTAAATTTAAGCCAGACTTTTATAATACGTTCAGTTCTCTATATCCACAATACATTATTGAGAAGATGGAAGAGGATTTCAAAAATGCTCAGCCGAGCGGATTCTTTGAGTTTTTCAATCCTTTCAAAGATGAAGAATTCTGGTATTCATTCTTGGAACAGTCAGTGCAAACCTATGCCAGAAGATATGCTGATGACCAGCTTGATGATCCGCCCGCGCCTGTCGTAGATGCACTCAATAGAATCCAAGAGGTAATTGCAAAATATAGAAGAATTATCAAAAAAACTTATCAATCAAATGATGATCGTACCATTGTTGGCCTAAGAGACGCAAAGAAAATGGGTGATGCTGGTAGATTTGAAACTTTGAAAAATTATCGATATGAGAAAAATTTGGAACTTGTAAGAGAAACAGAAGAAGATGCAAAGATAATTCTTCAAGAACTCGTGAAAGAAGAAATGCAATTTATGGGCGACATCTATCTAAAGAACATGCAAGAAACCGGCCTTGCATCTGATAATGTCATCGAAGATTTAAGAAAATACGTTCTTGAAAAACTGTGTGTTGGCTCTACTCTCGATATAGATAAAGAAATTAAACAACAAGTTCAGGACATTGATGCCACCGGAGCAGAGGCAGCTAGTAATCTCTACACTGCTGGGGGCACATTAATAACGGAACAGGGCGATGATTATGTTGGGTATTACCATATTCATATAGATGAGGCGGGAGACTCAGTGTACATGGTTGGCCCATATCACGTTGAAGAATCTCACGATGTTCTAAAGGTGTCTGCCAACAAGATAACGGTCCCCATTGGCGATGTTTCTGACATCAGTACATCGAATGTTCCAACTTCTGAGAAGCCATTTGTTTTGGAGAAGTATGTTAGAATTAACGATATTTATTATACTCCCGGCGAAGCCCAAGCAATAATAACAGCGGCTGGTACCACAGATACAAACATTTCAGATGTTTACCCCGGCACCATGGAGCTTGTATATGATGAAAACGGTGCGGAAATAGGAGTCACCGGAGAGCTTGGTGTTCGTTACGGCCTTAGACTGTCTACAGACGCTGGAAATGGAAAACAAACTTTGGTAGAAACTGAGGTAGACGCCCTTGATTTACCAGTCACACAATTCCAGCCGCTTGAAGCTGACTCTAAACTGCTATTGTGTTTGGTAAACAACTTGTTAGATGAACCAGACTTTAATGCAGTAGCACAATATGTGTTCCCACTCAACAAAATTTTATCAGTAATCGCCATTTATAACGACATGGCTTTTGTTCCATCAATTGGCGAAACCGTTATAGATAAAAAATCCAAAAAAATTAAAAACGTTGAAGACAAGCCCGGTAGATACATTGTTGTAAGTAACTCAACTGGAGTTGACGCCGATGGAGATACAGTATCCGTAACCAAGATTACTACAAATAATGGTGCTGATGGGTGGCAAAGTGCCAAAGACCGCGCTCCGGGTATATTTGCTGGAAATGGTTTATTCTTACTTCACTACGATAAGTGGGATCAAGATATATTTATGAAATCAAAATTTAGAATAAAGAAGCTATTCAAGAATTTTTATAATTCAAGGGATTTCGATCCAAACGACGATGACTCCGATAGTGTTGGGGAAGTTGTGGTTTCTCAGCTTTCTGCTGCTTTTAGGCCAGCATCTGGGAAGAGACTACTGCCTTGGTGGAAGAAAAGAATGCTTAGAACCAACCCATTTAATGCAGACGGCGCTTTGTGTGATAAAAAAGACTAGTCGGTAGTATTTATAAGGGAGGAGACTTATGGGATCTTTAAGTATAGCGCTGCCGGTTGTTCAAGACGGTACTGATGGGTTTCGTATGATCAAAAACCTACGCAGTCTGGTCAAACAAAATCTCAAGATGCTTGTTCTCACCAATCCCGGCGAGAGAGTAATGGAGCCAGACTTTGGCGTTGGAATAAAACAGTTTTTGTTTCAGAACTTTTCAGATGATACATTCTCACAAATAGATAATAAGATAAGAGAGCAGGCTAAGTTGTATATGCCAATAATAAACATCAACGATGTTAGCTTCTTTAGTGAAGAACAGGACTCAAATATCCTTAGAATGAAGTTGAGTTATTCCATACCAGACATCGCCGTCAACGAATTACTAGATTTGCTACTGTAGAGTAATAAAATACTCAACTATTTAACATAAAAGGGTGACAATATATGCCTCAAGACGAAAAGAAAAAAATACCAATTAATTACACAAATCGAGAGTTCCAAGGAATCAGAAGGGACCTTGAGCAAATAGCTGAAAGATTTTACCCTGACTCTTTCCAAGATTTCAGTGAGGCGTCGTTTGGTTCTATAATGTTGGATTCTGTGGCTTACGTCGCAGATCAACTATCTTTTTATCTTGACTACAATGTTAACGAAATGTTTTTGGACACTTCGTTTCAATATTCAAATGTGTTGCGCCACGGTCGTATACTGGGATATAAGACTGAAGGAAGGCCGACTACTTTCGGATCTGTAGCGATGTACATTCTAGTGCCAGCGAGCACAATCGGTATCGGCCCCGACACAGAATATTTGCCTATTCTAAAGAGAGGTTCCAGATTTACGTCACAAAATGGGTTAAATTTTGTTCTTACCCAAAATGTAGACTTCTCGGATGTACAAAACCAAGTTGTTGTGGCCAATGTTGATAGCACTACGGGTGCTCCAACATTTTTTGCAGTCAAGGCTTATGGCAATGTTGTCTCTGGCTTTTTTAAGCGAGAACTGATAACTTGTGGAGACTTTGAAAGATTCAAAAGAATAGAATTAAATTCCTCAAATGTTTCAGAAATAGTCTCTGTTACAGATGCAGACGGCAACGAGTATTTTGAAGTTGACAACTTGTCACAAGATATTGTATACCGAGAGATACCTAATAACAATTTTAAAGAAGAAAACGCCCCTTCCGTAATGAAACCCTTCCTAGTTTCAAGAAAATTTATTACTTCTTTGGAAAGAACAAGAACATTCTTGCAGTTTGGTTCCGGTAACCCAAATGAAACCGATGTGGTCGCTGATCCACAAAAGGTAGCCCTAGATTTATTTGGCAAATCTTATGTGACTGATACAACTTTTGATCCTACAAAGTTAACGAAAAATCAAAACTTTGGCACAGTCCCCACCAACACAACTTTGGAAATTGTGTACAGAGTCACAAACCCCACAAACTCTAATGTAGCTGCGGGCGGCCTCAACAAAGTTTCAAATTCTAATTTTGAATTTAAAGATCGACCAGACTTGGTTACCTCAAAGGCAAATGCTGTTATTAATTCTTTAGAAGTTTTTAATGAATCGCCAATCACGGGTGACGTTACCGCCCCAACTGCTGGTGAGCTAAAGAGAAGAATCTTCGATTCGTTCTCAACACAAAACAGAGCAGTAACGCAGGTAGACTACGAAAATTTAGTTTATAGAATGCCTGTTAAGTTTGGCTCAATAAAGAGATGTTCAGTACAGCGCGACCCTGATTCACAAAAAAGAAATCTAAATATGTATGTTGTCTCAGAGGATTCGTTCGGCAAGCTAATTCTTTCAAGTGATACCATAAAGAAAAATTTAAAAGTCTGGATCAACCAGCATAGAATGATCAACGACACAGTAGACATTATAGATCCTTTTATCATTAACTTAGGAGTGAACTTTGTTGTTTCCTCCAAAGACGGTGTCAACAAGTTTGATTTAAATGAAAGGTGCGTGACCGCATTGAGCGAGAAATTTGGGTCTGCTTTTTACATTGGAGAAGATATAAATATATCTGATATGTATAAGGAACTATCAATGGTTAGAGGCGTTCACGAGGTGGTATCCGTAAAGTTAGTTAATAGAACTGGATCAAGCTATTCTGGCAACTCAATAGACATAAATAAAAACACGTCTTCTGATGGAACAAAAGTTACGATTCCGAAAAACGCAGTTGTAGAAATAAAATATCCAGACACAGATATTAAGGGGCAAGTTAGATAATGGCTATCAAAAGATATTCTGCGGAAGCAGATAACACAATTTCAAATGCCTTTCAGGAGAATCTCAGAATTAGAGCCACTGGCTCCAACATGGGCCAAGCAGATGTAAGCGAGGTTTATTCTATATATGGTAGACAAACAACTTCATCGGCTGAGCTATCAAGAGTACTGACAAGCTTCGATATCAATTCAATCTCGTCTGATAGAACGGCAGGGATTATCCCAGCGTCTGGTAGTGTAAGTTTTTATGTGCGTTTATTCAACGCTGAAACGTCCAAGACTGTCCCAAAAAATTTCACCATAGTGGCACAAGCCATATCAAAATCTTGGAGCGAGGGAGACGGCCTAGACCTCGAAAACTATAAAGACCTAGGGGCATCAAACTGGATATCTGCTTCTAAGGGCCAACCTTGGGAAAGCCAAGGTGGTGATTACCACACTTCTCCCAAGTATAATCAGACTTTTAAAACTGGATTGGAAGACTTGGAGATTGATATATCTGAACTCGTTGAACAATGGATTGCTGGAACAAAACAAAATTATGGAGTTGGATTCAGACTCACTGCCTCTCAAGAAGCAAAGAGTGACACCAACTCAGGTGGTGCGGAAGAATCATATTACACTAAGCGATTCTTTGCAAGAGGCACCCAGTATTTCTTTAAGAAGCCAGTAATTGAAGCGCGTTGGAACTCTTCTAACCAAGATGATCGCGGAGACTTCTATTATAGTAGTTCTTTAGCTCCTGCGTCCGAGAACCTTAATACAATTTATCTTTACAACTTTGTTCGTGGAGCACTCACAAATATACCCGTCATAGGCACTGGTAATATCTTTGTAAATCTTTACTCTGGTTCTACGTCACCCACAGGAAACAAGCTTGTTCTCCACGATGGCAAAACCAATGTTACTGGTGGTCACGTATCGACAGGAATCTATTCTTGTTCTGTGGCCATCACTTCGGCAGCCACGCCCTTGAGAACTCTTTTTGATGTTTGGCATAACGACAGCGGAACACAATACTTCACTGGAACAATAAAGCCTGAGACACATTTGGCTCTTGGCGCTTCCACTGGCAACACTCGCTATGTTACTAGCATTAAGAATCTAAGAAGCAAATACTTCTCTGAAGAAGAGGCCCGTTTCAACGTTTACGTGCGAAACAAAAACTGGTCCCCAACTATTTACACAGTAGCGTCTAAGGAAATAGAAAATACTACAATTCCTAGCGCATCGTTTAGAGTTTACAGGATTTTTGATGGCTTCAATGCTATACCACATGGTACTGGTTCAGACTTACACACACTACTCTCTTACGATGTGTCAGGAAATTATTTCGACCTTGATATGTCGCTGCTTGAGCCCGGATATGAATACGGCATCAAACTTGCATTTTATGACTCCCAGCGCCAATCTTGGATTGAGCAGGATCAGAAATTCATGTTTAGAGTAGAAGACTATGAGCATTAAAGACCTTTTTAATAAAACAAGAAATTATTTACCTCAAACTACCAACCAAGAAATGGTTGATAATGTTGAGTCAACTAAAAACTTAACCCAAAAGCTTGAGTTAGAAAATACTTTTGTTCCACAGATAGATTACTCTGAGCCTGAAAACTTTGCAAAGTATGGCTCTGCGTTTTTGTATTATAAGTCTTCACTTGAAAGAATATACAATTTCTTCCCTTATGATGGTTCTGACGGAGAGATAAACGAATTCTTTAATCAATCTCTCCCGCATGAAAGATATATATTTGATAATCTATATCCAAGAACAAACGGTTACGCTAATTTTGACGCTTCATCATTCATTAGTTTAAAAGGCGGCCCTAACTCCACAAGTTACACAAACTTAAACTCTTTGTTTAAAGAGCCAGATTCATCAAAAAGAAGTCAAGCAAACATATATGAAACAGATATATATCAACACGACAATAAGCCGTCAGACTACGCTCTCGGTTCAAGAGAATCTAATTTAAAGTGCGATTTTTCTAACGGCGTGACCGTTGAATTTTGGCTAAAGACATCTGCGATTAGCGCCGATACAAAACGAAGTATCTTTCATCTTACTAACTCTTCTGGCGGAGACGCCTTAACTATTTTCTTATCTGGTACAGTCGGCTCGCCTTTCCATATAAATCTAGACAAGGGTGGTACATCAGTTTTGTCAGACAAGCAAGTTGGTGTGACAATAACTACGGGCTCAATGACTTCGTTTGCCCACTATGCACTTTCGTTTAAAAGCTCAAGTTCGGGCCTTTCATCAAAGTTATTTGTCAATGGTGAGCTTAACGAGGCCAAGGTTATTGGCCCAGCACCTAGTGGCTCGTTTACACAGAAAGGTACGCTTGGCTACATAGCATCTGGTTCTGTAGGTCTACTGGGCGTCTCCTCAATGGATGAATTTAGATTCTGGAAAACAGAAAGAAATGGATTCCAAATTGGAACAAATTACTTTACGCAGGTGCGCGGAGGCACAAATACGGATGTTTCTAATGCAACGCTTGGTGTATATTATAAATTTAATGAAGGCACAACGGGTGATAGCACAACAGACAGAATAGTTCTTGATTACGCTGGTCGCTTAACTAACGGTACTTGGGTTGGTACGCCATCAAGAACTCTGCAATCAGCGATTGTGGAGGCCGGGGCTGCAACAAAAGAATTTAAAGATCCAATCATATATGACACGCACCCTGATGTTATATCATTGCAAACACTGCTAGAAGACAAGGGCAAATTTCACGATCACAACAACTCCACCAAGTTTATCAACTATATCCCCAGTTGGGTAATTGAAGAGGCAGAAGGTGAAGGTAACGGAGATAGCCAACTTGAGATGGTATCTCATATTATCGGAACATATTTTGATAAACTATACCTACAGATTCAATCGGTCTCCGATTTTAAGCAACCTGTGTACACAAGCTCTTCTCATAAGCCTCTTACATTTGCTAGAAATCTTCCACAATCTCTCGGCCTGTACACGCCAGAGATTTTCATTGATTCGGATATTATAAATAAAGTTGGCAATAAAACAGAAAAGTTTAATTTTGAGTCAAATCTAGAAGATACCAAAAACTTAATTTATCTAAATCTTTACAACAATCTATCTTCTATTTTCAAATCCAAGGGTACAGAAAAGTCAATCAAGGCCGTGCTTCGCTGCTTCTATATTGATGATCAAATCTTAACACTCAACACATATTCAAATAAGGCGAGATATCAACTTAGGAACAACCTCGAACAAACAACAAAATTAAATAAATACGCTAATCTCAACAGAGAAGAGAACTTGGGTGGTGTAATTTATCAAAGACAGAACCCAGCCGACACCACAAACACAATTGGTTTCATTTCTGGCTCCGGCGCCGAAGGTCTTGAGTTTGCATATGGTGCTACCGTTGAGGCTGACATAACATTCCCATACTTTAACAGTGTTGAGGATACTTTGGACAGAACGTTTAAAGATGTCTCTCTGTTTGGTGTTGTGTCCGCAAGTGTTGGAAGCCCCGACGACACCACTTTCATGGCCGTAGATAACACGAACTTTCAGGTCTACGCCGTCCGAGATTCCGAAAAGTCAAAAAATGCATTCTTCAAACTAACATCATCACTTAACCCGAGTCCTTTTGCTGAAGTAACAAGTAGTGTTTTCTTCGGTGTTTATAACAATCAAGATTGGAACTTCTCGGTATCTGTGATACCTGCCAAATCTGGAAGTCTTAGATCAACAACCGGCTCAAGCGATTCAACATATACCTTAAGGTTCGAGGGCCACAACACTATTCTTGGCGACACTAGAGATAGTTTCACATTGGATACTGAAATAACAAAGGTAGCTGGCGACAACTTCTTAAAATCAGCAAAGAGAGTTTATGCTGGAGCGTACAGACAAAACTTGTCCGGTGCTCTGATTGACAAGAGTGACGTGCTAATTTCAGGAGTAAGATACTGGCTAAAGAATATAGATTATGGCTCCAAGATACAGCATGCCCTAGACTTCGACAATAACGGAGTATCCGAGGGTTATAAAAACATCTCTGCCCTCGATAATAATACAAGAAATCTAGATATCCTAAACAAAGACACACTAGCCCTAAGCTGGGAGTTTAGTAACCTCACTGGCTCAGATTCTACTGGCAACTTTTATGTCACTGACTTTAGCTCAGGGTCAGCACTTATAAGAAATAATTACGGATGGGTTGGAAACGTAGCAGGCTATAGACACTCTGGATATGGCTTTGGGTTCGCTACTTCATCGCTTGGCACGATTGAATCTAAGAGAGTAAACGTGTTTAAGTTTGTAGATCCTGAACGGGTTATATCTTCTGACATGGTATCGATTATAGATGACAATCAAGAGTTTTTTGGAATACCGAGAGATGTGGTTGGATATCATCATACTTTAGAAAAGAGTATGTACAGTGCTGTATCTGATGAAATGTTAAAATTCTTTGCGGGTGCTGCGGATTTTAATAATCTAATCGGAGAGCCTGTAAACCGATACAGAATGAACTACAAGGCTCTCGAAAAACTAAGGCAGGCTTTCTTCCTTCGTGTCCAAGATGTCACAGAAGTTGAAAAATTTATTGATTATTACAAGTGGTTTGATGATTCCTTGGGAGACATTATTAAGCAGCTTATTCCAGCGTCTGCTGTTATAAGTGAGAATGTTTTTGATGTTGTCGAGAGCCACGTTCTTGAAAGAAACAAATATCAATCTAAGTTCCCAACTATAGAGTTCAAGACCCCAGATCCAGAAACTACAATATTGGGCATTAGAGAGAAGACATTTGATTGGGAACACTCCCATCATCCAATCTCAAACTCGCAAAAAGAAAATTCGGAGTACTGGCAGAAAAGAGCAAAACGAGTCGGCTCTGAGGTAATCTCATCTGGCGTCAACACTGTTGATGTTCAGCGAGATACCATCATTGAAACTCTCGATAAACAGAATACACAAAAAGCTCCGTCGCTAAGACAGCTTGACAAGCAGGTCTATTCAGGCCAAACGTTTGTGTTAAGAAAGCTTGCCAGACCTTACAAACTAACGATTGATCGACGAAGCAACCCACCTAGATCGATACATGGTGGAGCAAACTTTGAAGTTAATAAGAACTTTGGTTTTCACCGCGTTGCTCTACACCCTGCCGGACCAATTAACCAGTCTGGAAGTATATTCATTCCAAAGAACATAATGCTCGGCTTTACAGAAGACCTAGTTGGCCTTGAGGACACAACAGATCCGCCGAAGAGCCCAAGCAAACTTGTTAAAAGAAATATAAAAATACAGTCTGGGCGAGATTACGAACATGGTGTTGGGTATAAAAACGCCAAATCAGATGTGGTATTTCCATTCAATATTGTAAGCTCTTCGGTCAAGACCGGATACAACAAGCAAGTTATCGACAGGGTTACCGCAAGCATAGAAATAGTAAACTTACACAATGACGTTTATGGACCCAATGCTGAGAAGCCCATGCAGGGGCCGTTCACTGAATACGCCGTTGGTGGCTTACAATATAGACACGTTCCAATTAACAAGGGCGGCGACAATTATCTAAACAGACCAGAAGGCTGGAAGATTTTGCTCGGCCGATGTGCTGTCACAACAGGCGCTATCGGAATGGTCGGCGCTGATTATCCTTACCCGGAAGCCAACGATGTTGGTGCCACCCCTTACCCAATGACCGGAGCCCAGAAGGCATTCTTCTACCGCGATATGGTAGCCAAGAGACCGGTAAATATTAGAAACATTAGGCACACGACTGGCTCTACTATTCTTGGAAACTACAACCACAATTACGATGTTGTCCAAGCAGGAAGTGCGTTTTCTACTCCAAGACAGTTTGTCGAAAAGCAGCCCACATTACCAGTAAACACATTTGATGCACGAGCAAGATATGCCGATACTGTGCGAACAGTACTCGATATCAACAGAACCGACAGAAATCACACAGATTTTAACGGCGATTACAGCGCTGATTATCTACAGACTGGCTCAGGAGAGTCTGTAATTATATCTAGATTCTCAGCACCCGGCGGTATCGAGACAATGACCAAGGGCTATCAAGACTTTAGGTCTTCACAGTTCTCGGTTTACAATACAATGAACGCGAGGAACTTAACAGTTAGAAGGCCGCTACAAGGTGTAACTTCTTCAATTGTCTCTGAGACTAGTGGAACTCGTGTATTCGATATTCATGGAAGAGACTTTGGTTTGGTGAATCACTCAACACGTCACGCCGCAAGATTCTTTAGAGATTCAACGCTAGAATCAAACCCCGGAGCATCATACGTTGAAAGACCCTCATTCCATAGAATTCACAGAAATAATATAGTGAAAGCACGTAGAATTATCAACACTGTTCCGGTGCTATCTGGTTCAACTTTAAGTAACCTTTCGGGCGCCATGATGAACGACACTAGCCGCATAGCTAGATTCTTGGTGGGGATGGATATTGACGGAAACGTCTCAATCTCTGACAGTCGTCGCGAACAATTTATGGCTGAAGTAACAAGCAGTGGCCAATGGGCAATCTCTATGTGGCTCAAGATGTCTCAGGGCCGGGGTCAAAACGCCCAGACTTTCATATATGGTCATGGTAAAAATACTGCTGGAGGCTCAGTACCTTTCAGTGTAAACCAACATAGCGATGACGAGTTTAGAATCAAAATCCACACCTCAGATAACGCGAACGGAACCGCACCAAACACGCCCAACGAGTTCCGAATAACTGGCTTATCAGCATCTTCGGACTCAGCACAATACAACCATTTTGTATTTGCAGTTTCGGGCTCGCAGGGACAACTTGGTTCGACTCTTCAGGTGCAGGCTTGGAAAAATGGTGTTTCTCAAACTGTGATTCGTCCGACTAG